TAAATGGATATAACAACTCCCTCCTAAGGAGTCGTTGCTGGTTCGATTCCGGCAGGGGACATTTTTAAGCCTTTAACCAAGCGGTTTTAAAGCATTTTGTCCACATTCTGTCCACATTTGTTTTATCTTTTCATCGTTTCGTGTTTTCTGCTCTTGTAATTGGTGGGCGTAGACTTCCAGTGTGATGTTTAGATTCTCATGCCCTAAAACTTGCGACACAGAAATCAAGTCAATATCGTGGGCTATTAAATAGCTGGCGTAAGTGTGCCTTAACGAGTGGACACGTACTTCACGCCCAATGATTTTCCGTAAGGTTTTATTGACGGCATTGTTGGACAGTGAAGGTAGTAATCTACCGTCCTCGGTAGGTGGTAGCTGGTCAATGAAATTTATAAAATCATCATCAAGCGGTATCTCTCGGATACTGCTTTTTGTTTTTGTTGGTAGAAAACCAGTATTATTCTTATAGTCCCATGTTTTATTGACTGATAACATGCCAGTGTCTCGGTTGATATCATCCACCGTTAAGCCTAAACATTCAGCGAAACGGATACCAGTTTTGGCGATAATATAGAGTGCTGCATAAGACGCATACTCTGGATGCTTGCTTGTCTCATAGATCAATCGCTCGTATTCTTCGACTTCTAGGAATTTCGTTTCAATATCACGCCCCTTATTTTTTGCATTGATTTTAGCGAACTTACAAAAGTTACGCTTGATATATCCCTCATGCACTGCCATTTCAACGCATGATTTAACATGCACATTAAAACGCTCGACAGTATCTTGAGCGTGAGTTTTAGCGTAGCTATTCAGCACACGCTGGTATTGAGTAGCAGTGACAGATTTTAGTTTCTTGTCACTAAAGAATAATTCTATCTTGCGTTGGGTGTTGATATATGCCTTGTAAGTTATTTTGGAAACGGTGGGTTTCTTATAAACTTCGCACCATTGCTTGAAATAAGCGTATAGAGTGATATCTTCATCTACATTCAAGCCGTCTTGTATTTTCAGCTCCATCTCAGCAGCTGCCTTGACAGCTTCAGATTTAGTACGAAAACCACCCTTTGACTTTGGTTTGCGTTTCCCGGTCGAATCGTAGTAGTTTATCCGATACTCCCAACCGTTTTCTCGTTTTCTGTATGATGCCATTGTTTAGTCCTCTATTATGGTATAATAAAAGGGTGGTGGTATTAATCTCACACACTCCCTTGATATAGTTTGGCCAGTCGAAAGACTGGTTTTTTTATTGGGTTAATCCATAAACCCTTGTTGTTTAGCCCACTCAACTTGACTATCATGCCAGTTTTCGCGTGCTTGTTGGTCTGATTGTTCTCTTGCTATCTCAGGAGAATCGGAAGGCACTCCGCCATACCCTGGAGTATACCCATATTGTTCAGTCGCTTGGTCTACTTGTGATTGCGTAGGGCCTACACCGTCAATAGGTTTTTCTTGCTGATCTTGAGAAGCTTCAGTTTGCGTCTGTTCTTGTGGTTGTTGCAGTTGCTCTGAACTTGAACTGCTAGAAATTTTTGAAGTCGAAGAAGAACTATGTTTGCTTGACTTTTTGGAGTGTTTTGTTACTTTGACAGTCTTAGACTGTTTTGTTTCCTTCGGTTCCTTCCCAGACCGTGGCACAAACATTAAGCCAAGACAGAATAAAACTATAATCGTTAAGATATACCATTTGTATTTTTTTAAAAGTTTCATATCAATTCCTCATCATTTTTAGATATTCATTTTTTACAAAAGTCTCATCACAAATCGTGGTGAGGTTATATTTTTCCATGAAGTGTAAGTAATTGAAATCATCAAGATTTTCGTTTTTCAACAATTCATGGATCATATTTCTATTAGCTTGAGCTTCGTATTTCTCACGCAAACGCTCATACTCTTTAGAATTATGCTCTAGGTGGCCCAATTCATGTAAAATGACCTTCAAACGTATTTCTGGGGCTAAATCCCCATTGATATAAACCACCCTGTTTATCGGGTCGATAAAGCCGTTTCGTGACCACTCGTGAGAACTAAACTCACAGATAGAGACATTGAACTGCTCAAGCAATTCTTTTTCAGTCATAGCACCTCACACCAGTTTCTATAGAAAAAGCAAAAGAACCAATTCGACAAACGAACTGGCTCTTTTTAGACGTTTTGTTCCCTTACACTTGCGCACGCACAAGCCATAGGGCGCTGAACTTAATCAGTCTTCCACTAAAAATAGTTTACAAAATGTTTTACTTATTGTCAATGATTTTACAAAAAATAGTAAACATTTTAACCAGTTCTGGCGTTTTTGTGTAATCAGATGCATACCTTTGCATTCGGTCGATAAGATTTTGGATCTTTAAACCTTGATGATATTGGACCGCAGTGGAACAGTAGGCATTTGATAAGGCAATGAGTGAAAGAAGGTCATTCACTTTGCGGTATTGACGATATTTGAGAACGCCCTTTTGTCTAGCAAACGTATTAACTACGGCGTTAACTCTATTCAATTTTTCATCATCTCTAAATACATTTACCATCAGGACATTATTGTGAGCGCAAGCGTTTCTGAGATGTCTCGAGTTATCACCTAACGTCACAGCCTTTTGAAGAGAGCTGGGATTATACTTATCAAAATAAAGCCTTACTAATTTTAACAAGCAGCCATAATCCATGTGCTCCATTAATGCCCAAATCGGGATATCAGCTCCACGTTTTAGAAACATATCTTTTTGATATCGAGATTGTCTGAATCGATTGTAGGTACTGTTATAGTATGTTGGGTAATTGACGGCAAATTCTTGAACAATGGTATAACCATCTTCATCGGGATTGTTAGTGATTAATCTAGATAACTCGACTTTTATAAAGTGTTCTACATTAATAGCAATATCTAGAAGCGTATCTCGCAAATACATATCAATTGTGGCTAAATCTACAAGGTGCTGAAAATCAAGGTGTTGATATTTCCCGTTTTTCTTTTTAAAATTTTTTCTAAAAGCAGAGACTTTATAGTAGTAGTTGTTCTTTTCTAAAAAAGTAATGGCTTTCCCTTTTGACATAAGTTCAAAAGCAACCCCGTTGTTGTCAAGCAAAGCAACCAAATCTCTATAAGATTGTTTGGATTTGCGAACCATACTATTTCTCCTTGCTACTCATATAACCGGCAATGATGCCACGGATAGCCCGCTTATCATCATCAGTCAACGGTTTACCGTCGAACATCATGGCGTTGTCGATGATGTTATCTATGTCATGGGAGTTGGTTGGTTGTTGTTCGTTAAAAATTCCCCAATCTGCTACAGTATCCGGTGATATTCCCAATAAATGACATATCTTGAAAACATTCTCAGCTTTTGCGTTCATGATACCACGCTCCAAAATAGAGCGAACAGTAGTGTAAGAGATGCCGCTTTCTGTCGCAAAAGCTCTAACATTTCCATATTTAGCTATAATAAGCTCTTTAATTCTTTCTTCAGCCTGCATTTTTTATAACCCTCATTTTTATTTCTACCTATATATTAGCACAGAAAATCGTATAGGTAAATAAAAAAAGTAAAAAAAATCGTATTTTTCCGTTGACAGTATACGAAAATTAGTATATACTTAAATCAAGCTTAAGGAAGGAGGAAGCAAATGAAAAACATCGAAGAAATTCGTAAGAGTAAAGGCGTAACATTAGTAGACATCGCAGACTTACTCGGAGTTGATTCCCGCACGGTTCGTAGCAAAATTGATGGTGTATCTGATTTCAAATTTGGCGAGACGGTAGCTATCAAGAAAGCATTCTTCCCAGAATATGAATTAGAATACCTGTTCAGCGAACGTGCTGAAGCCTAAATTTTTTTAACCTAAATATACGAAATTTCGTATAGATTAGAAAGGAGAGATACGAATGAACGAATTAATCGACATAACACTGAGCGAGAATCACGAGCCTGTTGTTTCTGGTAGACAACTCCATGAAACACTAGGAGTTAAAACAGAATACAAGAAATGGTTTAAGCGAATGGCAGAATATGGATTTGCTGAAAACGAAGACTATTTAAGGGTGACCCAAAAATGTCCTACCCTCGGAGGTCTACAAGATGTGACTGACCACGTCATCAAGCTAGACATGGCAAAAGAAATCGCCATGATTCAGCGGACAGACAAAGGTAAAGAAGTCCGAAAATACTTCATCCAAGTTGAGAAAGACTTCAATAGCCCAGAGAAAATCATGGCTAGAGCCTTGCTCATGGCTGATAAGAAAATCAAACTCTTGGAAAGCCAAAACGAAAACCTCTTGATTGAGTTGGAAGAAGCGAATAAAAATGCTGATTACCTAGATTTGATTTTACAAACCAAGGATAGTCTAACTATCACCCAAATCGCTCAAGACTATGGCATTTCAGCACGCAAGATGAACCAACTCTTAAAGCAAGAGCGTATCCAACGCATCGTCAATGGTCAGTGGGTACTATATGCCAAATACCTTGGTAAAGGCTATATCTCAAGCCGAACATTCGACTATGAAGGAAAAGACGGCAAAATTCATAGCAACGTGACTACGGTTTAGACACAATTAGGACGACGTTTCCTATACGACAAGTTAAAAGCTATCGGAGTTTTACCAACTATCGAACAATAGGAAGTTCATCCAACGGTTGGACGAATCGGGAAAAGAGGACAACATGACAGATCCATTTAAACCATTAGCTGACCAATTCGATAGCATGCTAACGGCAGTCATAGCAGACAAAACAAAAGCGTTCGACTTAGACGAAACGCTACCCATGATTTTAACTGCTAAACAGTGCCAGTCAATGCTAGGAATTGGCAACTACACAGAATTTTTACGAATAACCAACCTTGACGGTTTCCCAAAAATCGACAAAGGGCGAGGGAGTCAAATCAGATACCCACGGGACGCCGTAAGAGATTGGTTCAATAACAATTGGCAAGAGATTGCCTAGCACATAACCCTAGCCGTAACAGTGAGCTAGTGAGGAGATGTAAGCAATACCTACCTGAAACTACAACGATTTGATATTCATAAGTCTCCTTAAATATATATGAATTAAAAAACCTCACTAGCTCTCTAGTGCGGTTAGGGAAAACAGAAAGGAAATTAAAAATGAAAAAACTATTTAAATGGCTATTTGTAAAAGAAAAACAAGAACCAGAATATTTCTTCGAACCAGTATGGACACCATACGAGGAAAACGAACGCAAATACGAAGCACGCCAAAAACGTGAACAAGAGCTTTTGGCAAAATACGGAAACCGATAAGATCACTATCTTCAATCCGTAGCCACGGCCCCATCGTGGAGTGTACTTATACCCATATCTTTCCCCAAAATATAAACTTTACTTTTCCCACACTTATCTTTCTAAAAAAACATATTTACAAAGCGGTGGGGCTATGGGTGCGGATTGAAGCACTAAAAAAAGCATGGGTTAGGGCCCATGCAAGAAAAATACACCAAGGAGATTATACCATGAAATCTTTTAACAC